TGTTCTAGTAAACGGTGATGATATCTTGTTTAGAACCAATACAGAGTTTTATGCCTTATGGCAGGACTACGTCCATGAAGTTGGTTTCCAACTTTCATTAGGAAAGAATTATACACATAATTCTTTCTTTACCATAAACTCTGTAGGTTATATCCACCGAACACTTAATGGTTCTCCTGATATTATGGAGATTCCATATTTAAATGTCGGATTATTAACCGGTTCTTCGAAGAAATCAAAACGTCCTGACGAGATTAAGCCTCTTCGTGAGTGCTACTCCATCGTTATGAATGGAGCTTGCAACAAAGCCCGGGCACATGCCCGATTTCTCCATTACAATATCTCGTCTATCCAGGAAATCACTCAGAGAGGAAATTTTTCCCTTTTCCTCTCTCTACCCCTTGGGGGGGTAGGATTCCCTGTGTACCCGGAGGTGAAAGATTCAATTTACTATACTCCCTTTCAAAGGAAGTTAGCAAATTTTCTCTTTCACTCCCTCTTTGGGAAGGATTTCTCTTCATCTAAGGGAGTAGTAGAGCAGTTGGCTTTCCGCTCTCCTGTCTTATCTAATTCCTTGACTGTTAGTAAACAACTTTCGATTAAGCATAATATGGTGTACCGATTTCTTCCCCTCTACTCTCCTCTTTCGGAGGATGAGAGAGAGATTCGTGAGGTTCCAAGTTTCACCGGAGTGAACTTTGGAAGCTTTGATACGGAAAAACAATCACTCACTCTCAAGTCCTTTCCTATTAAGACATTGTTATCTTTTAGGAAGTTATTGAGAGAGTCCCCCCGCGAGTTTGGTTATTACCTCCCTCGTTCTGGGTTATATCAGGACTTGATTGTTAAGCCTGTTGAAGTAATTTACCGTCCCTCTTCAGGTTCAAGCCTGGAGTCTCCTATTGATATGGACGCCTATACCTGTTAGGTATAGAGTCCTTATCAATCTCAACCTGGATATGTTGTAAAACTACCCATGGGGTTCAAGGTTTTAATTAGACCAAAACTATTATTTTAGTGCTAACCAAAATGCCAAGAGACTACACGGCTCTGCCCTTCGGGGAACCTTGGATGTATAGTCCTCTGTTTGTTAATCAGAGGATCCCATACAAAATTAACTTCAAGTATGTCACGAAAACAAAATCAAATTAACGCTCAACAGCGTCAATCCAACAATGTTCAGAAATCGGTTGCTCAATCTAGAAAGATGGCTTCTTATCTCGGAGATTCACCCCGTCAGTCCGTACTCGCGACTCGTGTTCCAGCAGCCAGAGGAGCGGTTATCCGCCCCGGTGGCGCCCGAATCAAGTCGCAAGGTGCAAAAGTTTATATCTGCAATACGGAAGTGGCTGTTAACACACTTACGATAGCCGCAGCAGGTGCTGCGTCTATCGGTGTTACACCTTTAATTCCTTCAAGCTTCGCCTGGTTAACTGGCGTTGCTCAGAATTATTCGCAGTGGAATTGGAGATATCTAAAAATATCTTACATCCCATTTTGCTCTACCTCGACCGCAGGTCGTTTTGGTATGGGTCTCACGTATGATGCGGGAGACACTACTGCCACAACGATGGCTCAAGTTATACAACTTGACCGATCTGTGGTTGCCCCGGTTTGGGGTACCAACGATAAGTCGGTTGATATCATCGTACCGACTGACCGTTTATTTGGTAAGAACTACCGTTATATCAACGGTGCGAATTATGGTGCTTTAGCGTCAGCTACAGATAAGAATGTTTATTGCCCTGCCTTAGTTATGTACGGAACAGATTCCGGCGTAGCAGGGTCGGCAGGTACTCTTATGGTAGAATATGAGGTTGAGTTGTTCGACCCCATGGTATCTGCCTTAAATGCTTAGACTAACATGTTGATCCAGTCCTGGTAAGGACTCCGCTTGTCATCGCGGTCTAATCGAGTGCCCTAAGGCACAAGACCAGTAACACCTTGGTCACAAAGCTAAAGTAGCTTTGGAGGTTGCCATAACCTCTAGAGACACTTTGG